GCCCACTTCAAATCTTCGTCGCATTTCTTTTTTAAGAATTCGTTCATTTCTACGAACTGTTTTTTTCTTCTCCAATTGACGTTGTCGTGCTCTTTGGAGAGCTTCAATTCGTAATTTGCAACACAATGCATTATTAAAAGGTCCGGGATTTGTTTCAACATCTCCACACAACTGTAACAAATCCATTTCATGCAAATCATTCCACTGCTGAACAGATGACACGTTACTAAATCTTTTAAAATAAGCTTGATATCTTAAATAAAATGCTGGAGTTACATAAATATCGCCATCAATGTAATCATTTCCATAATTTCGCACTAGTTGCATCCATAACTTCAAATTTTTTTCAGATCTTAAAATTTGTATAACACGTACTGTTTCAACCATTTCGTCAAAACAATTACACGTTTCTTCAGAATTCAAAAATTGTGCATCGTACTTCACACCATGCACACACATTTCAGCGTTTTTCAAAATTTCAAAATACGGCACGTCACATGCCAACCTTACTTGACAAAAAAAACCACGTAAACGTTCTTCCAACAAACCGTTTACCACATATTCCGTTATATTTTTTAATGTATTTGAGTTCATAATTTAATCCCACGAGAATTTTTACGATAGAGAGTCCACGGACGTGTGTCATCACAAAATATGTGAGCGTACTCTAAAGTCACCTTAAAACCTGGGTGAGCAGATGGTCCCACTATGCGCTAGTGGTCAACGCCCAAAGGGCTTTACTCAGCTGTGTGATTCTGAAAATATAATCATTTAGTAAAATAATCCAAAGAACTTATGGCCCATTTAATTTACCATCATATATTTTCGCCTCACCTCAAATAAGTTATGTATATAAAACACTCAACCTATGACATTGTGTAATAATACATAACTTTTAAAACTACTTATATTTAAAGATACGCGACGTAAAATTGGATTTCGCCATTAGACATATCGCTTTGTATATGTCCTCCAATTTCCGTTCATTGTATTCAGTCTTAAAATCTTACTCCTAAAGTGATATTTTACTTTTATCAAAAGAAAAATCTGTTCAATTACTTAGAACGAAAAATCTGTTCAATTACTTAGAACGAAATCTGCTCAATTACTTAGAGTCTTAAAATAAAAATCTGTTCAATTACTTAGAACGAAATCTGCTCAATTACT